GTGCCATTACTGGCTGTTTTATCAGCACCAAAGTCCAGAACAACAACAGAAGGATCACCTGTTGCTGTGTCGTTAAAGATTAAAGCGCCACGAGCCGTAAAACTTGCTGAACTAAAAGCAGCATCAGCGAAATCTGTTAATGCGGTAGTTCCAGAAGCTGAAGGGTTCACGTTCGTTAAGGCCACACCCTTCGCAACATACGCGCTACCCGCAGTGTTGCTGATTTCATTACCGCTAGTGTACGCAGTAGTTGCCGCAGTAAATGTTGCGCTGTTAGTGTACAGTGCCAACCTAAACGTGTTGCCCCCGCTCGCTAAAAAGTTGTGCTTGGCCTCAAGAAGCTCTTTCTTAAAGCTCGTACACATGAAGTTACCATTAAAGGCCATGTCACAATCTCCTTATAAGTGACGCAAGCTCTGGATGTCCTGCGTCGGTTAATGCGTTATATACAGTAGTTCTGTCGTTTTGCACAGCATCAGCTAAATAAAATTCTACCAGCTTAACTATGTCTTGCTTAAAAGCGTGGGCTTGCTGTTGAATTGCAGGATGAGCAGTCTCAGAAACCGAAACAATCTTATCTGCGCATCGTTGTGCAATTTCTTCAGGGGTAAAGCCTCGTCCGTTAGAGGTATGAACCTCTACTTTGTAATCGTCTGGCAGGCCAATATTCATACTAGGTATCATGTTTTCTCCCTCATGATTAAACCAGTGCGGTAAGCGTCAGTAACTTCTTGTGATTCGCCAAAGTTCTTAACACGAGACATAGCCTCAGTGAATCTCTGAGTATAGTTCTGAATTAAATCGTTCTCACCCTTCATAAACGTGTAAGCCTCAATCAGAGAGCCGTACAAGAGGGCAACAGAGGCGTTTATGCTTAACCAAGTTGTTCCAGAGTCCCCTGCACCAGTTAGACTGGCTGGGCGATAGAAGTAATGAAGCTCTACTGGATAAGCCACGTTTGGAGTTGGTGCTAATATAAAGTGCGTTATGTCATATTGAGCGTAGTAGCGTGGTGTTCCAACTGTGGCCTCGTTAGGGTTAAAAGACTGAACAAAGTTTACATCTTTAAACAAAACAAACTCTTTTACACTGCTGTTAGTGTAAGAAAGACTGAATGGAGCTAAAAAATCGCTAGGAAGCGTAAGAAACTTGGAGTTTACGGCGTCTGCTGAGTACGGAGTGAGAACACCAGTTTGGTTTTTTCTAAAAACATCAAGTTGAGAAATCTTTAGTATTCGCTCTTCTGCGTTTTTAATGAAAATATCAAGACTATTCACAAAGGTTGTCTCTGTGTTTTCAGTATAATTCTGAATAGCTGTTTTTAATTCTGCATATGTAAAGCTCATGATTCTGTCACCGTAACGCTACCAACTGATCCAGTTGCGACTAAGTTATTAGGCGTTAAACCAAAGTCAAATTTAAGACCTACAGGATTAAACCCATATTGGATATTCCTTTGCTCAGACAAATTCTGTTCTGGGCGTGGGTTTCTAAGAGATTGTGCATCAGGGACTGCTCTTAAAGGCTCAAGTTGCGGTTCTTTCCTCTCCCACTCGTCTTTTCCGACTAAAAGGCCGTTCCACTCTTTTCTCATGTCTCTTAGGCGATAACGGAACCCTGAACGATCAGATATGCCGTATGCAAATTTGCCTGTGGCATATTTAGACATATCTATAATTCCTTAAATCTGGCGCAACGCGGAAGGACGCACGATCTCTATCTTCGTCCATTGCACGATTTAACTCCTCTTCATACACTGTTTTAAGCATTTGAACACGGTCTGGAGCGCGTTTTAAGGCGATATAATAGGCCAAACCAGCCGCTAAAGCAGGGTAAAAACGGAAGGGAACTTGCGTAGTATTGGTGTAAATATCGGCATCATCTATGCGTATTAAGGCGTCAAAAAGGACCACATCGGTACTATTATCGGGCAAAGGCCACAATTTAAGCACTGGATTTATCTGCCTATCAACAAAAAACTGCGTAGGGCGTCCTGTAGTGGTTTTTGTTGGAATACTGAGGTATTCGTCACGACTAATGCGACTTAAAGAGAAATCAGTGCCACTTCGACGTACAACAAGGGATAATATGTCGATTACGTCAGCCCCTAGAGGCTCATCACCATCTCCAGAGGTTACAGTGAAGTTTTTTTGCGCAATAGTCCATTGATTAAGGCCACGATTGGCCCAATCAGCAAATAAAAGGTTCAAAGAGCGCTTTGCGGTCTTTAAATCGTACCCTGTTCGCACTTCTAAGCCGCAACGCTCAAAAGCCTCTTCAATGTAGTCTGCTACATCTAATTCAAAGTCCTTGGAGCCTGATACGGTCATGTCATCCCTCGTTATAAAGGTTATCAAAAACCTTGTTAACATCTAATGTGTAGTCTAAATCAGATTTAGAATAATGTATATGCTGAGATGGTTTAAAGTCAGGAGCGCCTTCTCCCGTCTGGAACCACGCAGGGTGCGTTACGCGCACACGGTTGTTAGGTAACGCAACAATATTACCCGTCCACTCACCAGCATCTAATAGCTGAAGTACATGGTTTTGTTTATGCTGTGCTGGATCGTCAGCGACCTCGCTATCTGTGTAATCAACGGTAAATAGATACTTTGCAGGGTGCATTTCACCGTTAATTTTCGCCATCCACGGGCAAGGAGTGGTTCTATCCATAACATAGACAGAATGAGTATGAGAGGCGCAATCCCAAGGCTGTGCGTCATATGTTTTCATAGGTTCAGGCCATTCTTCTAAGGGAATGTCACCTACAAGTGCAGTTATTGGCATTCTAGCCCACATTGCACCACCATGCACTGTGTCTTCATCTTCGCCTTCGGCCTCATTTCCAGTAAATATAACCTGAAAACTTAAACATCTGTTTGGTATTGTTGTTACACCAATGACCATAGCGTGCAAGAATTCGCCGTGATAATCCTCATGATTATGAGTGTATTCACGACGAACCCATGCCTTAAAATAAGGTATATTGCTGTGCAAATAAGCCATATTTTATTTTTTAACTATCTTATAGCCAGCAGGAAGAGATGCTCTTGCTGAAGCAAGTGTTTTTTTACCACCAGCGGCTCCACCTTTTGTCATACGCATGACTTTTTTGCCACCAGTAGCTCCACCTTTGGACATACGGCGAACTGTTTTACCACCAGTAGCTCCACCTTTAGACATTTTCTTAACTTTGCCACCGCTTCGGTAGCCTTTTTTCTTCATAGCCATGATAAACTCCTTATGATTGGCTTACAGCGCCTGTTGTGCGCTTTCTTCGGTTGGACATTATTTTACCGCAACCCCTTGCAACAGCAGTGCCGGGTACGTTTTTGCCATTAAACTTACGTTTAGAATTAGTTTCTACAGCACCACCATTTTCCATGTTACGAACTTTAGCGTTTTTAGTATTAGATACCACAGTTTTTCCCTTTGCTCCTGCACGTTTCTTTTTACGAGCAGTTTTTGCACGTTCTTCTTTAGAAAGGCTTTGAGCTTTTTTGCGAGGCAAGCAACGATCTGGGTTTTTCTTATCTTTTGACGTACCACAAGGGCCTTTTATGGAACCGTCAGTGCCGATACGAACCCAATCTTGATCTACCCAATCTTTAAGCTCACCCATTAGCTTTTCTTCTTTTTCTTACCCTTTGCGCCTTTAGCGTAATTAGGGTCTTTGCAGTATTTAGAAGCAGCCATATTCGCATAAGCACTTGGATATGTATCAAATGTTCGTTTAGCCCACGCCTTTCCAGCAGGACATATTTTACTGCCTTTAGATTTTTTTGAAGCGGCCCCACCTTTTCTAAAGTAACTTAAACCTCTAGGCATATCGTCCCTTTTTTGGGGCGGTTTGGTGATTTGATTACTCATTTGACTACGACCTATTGCCATTTAACACTTCCAACGCTTGCGAGCTTGCCTCAAACGGCTGTTAGGGTCTTTTGCCGCTTTTGGAAACTTCTTCATCTGCCCAGCAGATCGTGCGCAGTAAGACTTACGCCTCTTCGCGTCCTTACTTCCGGGCTTAACCTTCCCTGTCACCGCTGTTTTAAGCTTAGAACCGGGGTTTTTACTACGATATGCCTTTACGCCAGCTTTTGTCATTCCCGCCCCAGACTTTGTGGGACGGAAGTTCTTTTTGTTGCGCTTTGGCATCTCGCCTTTTTTAGAATCAGCCATACTCTTTCCGCATAGCCATAATTATGGTGTAAGTATCTGCGCTAGTGTGGCCTACAGTCGTGAAAAGGACATCACCAGTTTTGCCGCTTCCAGAATTGTTTGAAAGACCACCAAAATTAGTGTAATCTTGATTACCACTTTGGTTTTCACCTAACTCAATACAGAAAACATTAGTTGAAGCGTCAAAAAGTATTTGAACCTTCATGCCAATGCACTGCCACCATATTTTTTCTATGACAACACCTGTACAAACTTTACCGCGAGAGTTTTTAGCCAAACCACTAACATCAACCTTAACAACCGCAGCTTCACCAGAACCATCGGAAATATTAGTAAATTTTTGAACTACTTTTTTGTCACCATCTATAAGCGTCTGTGTCGCTACCGCATCAGCCATATTAATCTCCTATATGTAGCGGTGGGGCGTTAACCCCACCAGATTAAACATTAGCCGTTGTCATGGTCTACGGCCATGCCAGTGATGCGAATCCATACTTTACCAGCCGTGTACGCTGCGTCAGTGGCAGCGCCAGTGGTGAGATATAAAAACTTCTTAGTCATAGCAGCAAGAGTAGCCCCAGCATCTGCTGTGGCGTAAAAACCTAAAGATAGGTCACCGTTATTCAAGAGGTTTGTACCACTTGTTAATGCTGCGTCTTGTGCTGTAGTTCCTGTAGCTGAACAATCTAAGTTAATGTCTGGATCGCCGCCAGTTGGAACCTCGACACAGCCCATTTCGATGAGCATTGGAATGCCGTTTACTTCTTTAGTAATCGATCCAATGTGTGCTGAAGCTGCGCCAGCCGTACCAATAGCGTCACCAGCAGCACCGCCGCTTTTATAGCCAGCGTGAAGGTCGATAATCCATGTGGATACGATTGTGCCGTCAACTTTGCTCACAAAGTGATTTGTACCATCGGCTGGAACACCCGCACCAATTGCATTCGGCACGATACCAAAAATAGTAGCACCTGTGTCGAGACTGGCGTTATTTGCACCTGCGGCTGTGCCTGTGCTTGTGTCAACGACATTGTTGCCTGTGGTGGCAATCGTCTGTAACGCAAATTGTGAAGGTGTAATTGTACCAGTTGTTGTGTTTTTAGTGACTTGCTGGAAGCCGCCTTCAGAACGCACTGGTCCTGAGAAAGTTGTATTAGCCATGTGATTCTCCTGTCGTGGCAAATGTCAGACGCACCATGCGGCTGTCAGGGATGCGGAAACAATACAACAGGTT